TATTTTTTACTTTCTCATCATCTAATTGTTCTATAATACCTTGATAATCTATCACTTAATATCATTCACTTTCTTAAAAATCTCATCAAAGTTACTTTCTTCCCAATCAATTTCATAAGTATGCTTTTCATAGCCTTCTATTATTTCAAGGCGATAATCAGTCATAAATAAATCGACTTTCCTTAAGTTACCTAAATTGACATAACTCCAAATTCTTACTTGAGTCCATTCGCCACTTCTTACTTTATATATATCAGTAACTATGTTTGGAACGGCTTGTCCGGCACTGGCGAATATATCTAATTCATCTTTTGTAGGTCTCGCCATTACCATACCAACATCTGCTTTATTTATAATTGCGCGCGAACCCGCTATTGAGCTTTCATTTCTAATATTAGTATTAGAATCTGCATTTGCGTTTACCTGCGTTGAAGTAAAAACGCAAACATTTAATTCAACAGCTAATTTTAAGGGCAGTAGATAGCATGAGTAAAATCTCATCATTCCTTAATGATATACCTTTAAATTCATTTATAATACTTGGGCATATAAAAATATAATCATAAAATACATATTCTATTCCATGTAAAAGAACTTGCTCTCTTACTAAGTTTTTTATTAAATCTATTCTTGGATTTGGCATTTGAACTATATAAAAATTATCCTTATATTGTTCCATTATCCAGATTGCTTGCCGAATAATACGATTTTCTTTTTCTGTAAAATTACCATATCTAAATTTAGTTTCATTAAATCCAGTAAGATAAGATAAAATCATTTTTTGAATTTCTGGCATCGTTTGCTCGGTTGCTATAAAAATTACTTTTTGCCCAGAACCAATTTGTTCCCAGGTATCAGTTTTTTCTTCATATCGAAATGGATAAGCAATATAACAAGCATCTCCAACTGCTTGTCTGGTCTTAGATAATCCACTAGAGCCGCTACGAATTACTAATGTACCTAATCGCGCGCCAGATATAACTTCATTTAAAATTTCACCTTGAATTGGGACACCTATATCACTATAATTAACTGCGTTATCAATTATATCTTGGATATTAGTAAAAGCGCTTTCTGTTTGCGTGGCTTCATTTTGAGTAAATTTATTTTCTAAGTTTAATACTTTCTTTTTTAAAGTATTAATAATATCATCTATATTTAATTCTTCAAAGTTTTTATTAATATCAAAAGCCTTTGGGTTGGTTAAATCTTCAATATAGAATTCATCTATATCGAACCCCTGGGCTTTTAATTGTGAAAGTAAATTTATTTTTTTTAGTCTTTTATAGTAGAAGTCAAAATTTTCTGGTTCTGACAAATATACTGCATCTTGTAAATATTCAATACCATTATTTTGTTTAAAAATCATAGATGCCGCGGCATTTGTTTGTAAATAATTTTCAATATCAATAGGCTGTAACTTTGTGGCGCCACTTCGATATAAATTTTCGATCGCCGCGAATATATATTTATCAAATTTATAATAAAAATCATCTAATGTTAATTGATATTTATCTGATTGGCTTAAATACTGTGGACATCGCATCAAGCTTCCAAAAATTTGGAGAATAGAAGTTTTATCTGTCAACTTATATACCTCCAATTTCATCCAAATTATATTTTTCTTTTTTCTTATTGTTTTTTGTTATTTTTATTATTACTTTTTCTTTGGCATTTTCTTCCATCTGCTTCATAATGCCGCGCTTTTTACGTTCTTGTTCAATCCAAAAATTCTTAGCTTCGGTAAAAACATATGGTACTATGCCTAAGCCGCCATGTCCTACCCAAGGATTCTTTTTTACTTCATAAAAATATTTAAGAGTAAAATAAATGCCTTTAGGATTTATTTTATTATCTTTCCAATATTTTTTTATTTGAGCGTCGCAAAGAAAATAATCATATGAAACTTTTATATCTCTAGCCAAAAAATCATAAATCATCAGAATCCAATCATCATTGGTAGCTGGCTGCGCCTTCCACGTTTCATAGCACTCTTTATGATAATACCAACCCTTTGACGGCATTATCCAATCTATATTTTCTTTTTCTTTTACTTTATCAATAGGAAGATGACAAATTCGACATTCGGGCATCCCATCACCCTTTCAATATTTATTTCTAATTATAGTATAACATAAAATTAAAATTTTGTCAAATTTAAAAGGCACAAGTTAACCTTGTGCCTTTGACATCTCTTCCATATCGGTAACTATTAAATTAAGTAAGTCTACTTGATCCTCAGTAAATTCACTCAATTTCATCCGTTTACCCATAGTAATTTCTATTTTCTTTAAAACGCGATTAGCCATATCTGGATCAGCATTTTCACCGGCTCCAACTAGTTGCGTCCAAAGCTCTTGAGCCTTTTTTCTAACTTCATTAAAGTTAAGTTGCTCTTCATGATTTATTGTAATTGTATCTACGACCTTTGCGCCATCAATTTGCTCTGCTTTTTCTATGGCTTCAGCTATAGCATTTACTAATTCTTCGTATCCAAATGGAATCTTATCGGGCATATACTTAAATCTACTACCCGCGAACAACGTGGGTGTTTCTCTAGTATATAGCCAGCGCTTACGCTCTCCATTCACCCATTCGTTACCAATATAGCCAATAATATCAACTATACCATTACAAATCTCATTTGCTCTTTTTGGCAAATCCGGTGAAATTATTTCGACATCACTGCCATCAGCAGTTTTTTCAATGCGGGAAGCGCTATGAGCTATTAGTACTACTCCATAGCCGAGCTGAGTAATTTGACGCAAAGAAGATTCAAATTCTCTTTTACAAGCAGTATATCCCCCGCCCCAAGGAATATCATTAATTTTTTGAACACCATTCTGTTGGCATATAAATTTTTCGCACATATCCCAACAAATAGTGACCGTATCGATTACAACCGTTTTAAATCTGTCTTTCGACCGCTGATCAGCGAGATCTCTAATGGCCATCTTGTAGTCAGACCATTTATTTACATCATAAGGATAAGCGTTTCCTATGGCATTGTACCCTTTTTCAAAAGCTAGAAGAACGGCATTAGGAAAACTACAGGCTGCTGTAGTTTTCCCAGCTTTAGGTTTACCATAGAGAAGAACGTATTTACCTTTGAGATCTCGTGAAATCGCATTTTTTTCAACTTCCCAAAGGTGCATAATTCGTCACCTCAAAAACCAAGATCAAACTCTGGCTTGCTACTATCTGGGGCTGGGGTAGCCTTAGTCTTTCTATTGGTTTTTTCTTTCTGCGACTCAAGATAAGCCTTATGCTCTTTAAGTGCTTCAGCCAAATCAGCCGGTGCAAAGGCCATATCATCTTCCATAGCCGCTTGCGTACCTCGAGTTACTATTAATTCACTAACACTCATAGTCTGAATACGAGTTTCGGGTTCACCAAAATCGCACTCTTCTATAATTTCTTTTGTGGTACTTGTAAAATTAAGACGCCCTTTAGCGCTATAAGTTTTTTGATTCTCCCAATAAGTGGTTATTGCATCAATGACTTTAGGATTCGTAGCGAAAAGCTCCATCGTATCTACCTTTCCGCCATACTGCGGAACCAATACTTTTATACGAAGCTTCTTCGGCTCAACTTCTACGCCATCTGAATCTGTAACAAAATCCATTGAAGATACAGCAAATTCAAGACTCCAAGAAGCTTCTGGTCTAAAATCACCCGTCGCTTTTGTTACGAAAGAAGTTGAGACTCTTGGGAATGAAACAAGTTTACCAAGCGCATTATAATATTCATTTGTTCTAACTTGCGCGCTAGTAATACGAATCTTATCAGCGCCAGCTTCACCCGCTCCAGAAGCAATAGATGTATATTCTGTCATAACACTTTCAATTGATTCATAAGCGGGATTAATAGTTCCTTTATTTGTGAGCTTGGGTGCAAACATATAGACCGGAATTTCCATAACATGGTCTTCATTATTTATTGTTTGATGAACAAGTACCTTTATAAAACCACCTATACTATCAACCGTACGCCCATTCTTAACAAAAGACCCATATTTAAGATTTATTTCTGACAGAATTCCTTCAATTCTAACTCTATTTTCAGCTTGTCTTAACATTTTTTTCTCCGTTTCTTTTAGTTTAGTTTATTTTATTATTAAGTTTAAATTATATTAAAAAAAGGGGTATGGCCCCTTTTTTAATTACTCATCCTTGTCTTCGCTCTGTACAAAATTCATTCCAGCATCGGTAAGCTGAACATAAGTAAGGGGCTTGTCTTCACCCTCCACAGCTACCTTCTCACGATAGGCCAGCTCATTCTTAACAAGAGAATTAACGCGTCCAGTAATAGATGCTATCTTCTCACACTCAAGTGCCACCCTCATCTCTTCAGTAGTGGCTCGTCCGTTGTGGGCCTGCAGATACGTAAGCGCTTCATAAGTCTTCTCAGAAAGTTTCATTATTTTTTCTCCTTTTTAGTATATTTTATTATTTTTTTTTGAAAGATGTCTTTCTTAATCTTTCTATATATATTATAATATATTTTTTTATTTTTTTCAACTTTTCTAAATAAAAATTTTAATATTCTATGAACCCTTTTTCCATCATCTATGACATATTGCTTCCAGGTCTTTTATAATTATAAAAATATGAAGGGATAAGATAATAAATTATCTCTTTATCTATTTCTCTTAATGATGTTTTGTTAAAAACCTACTACATAAAGTCACAATCTTCGTTTGGCTATTTGGCTGGAAATTTAATATCTGCAATAAAATCCTTTTTAAAAATATATTGCCATACCATACTATAAAATTCCATATTAAAAAAATTAGATATAAATTTAATTTGAATTAAATTTAATTTTCTTTCCCTTAATATTGATAAACATTCTAGCACTGTATTTGGATATATAAGCCAATCATCACCATCTACAAACCATATATATTCTCCGTTTGCCATTTCAAGTCCAATATTACGGGCAAGGCCGCAACTGTGTTTAAAACAATGAACTATTTTATAATCCATATCGTGCATATAAGTTTTAATTATTTCTTCTGTTTTATCAACGCAATCATCAAGTACAAAAATAAATTCAGTATTAATCCCATTTAAATTTAAAATATGAAAACTAAGTAAAAGAGGCTTTATATAATTTTCAAGGTTATGGCATGGTATAATAAAAGATAAATCATATTTAATCATATTGTCCATTCTGTTATATTACCTTTACTAATTTCAAAATTATTATAGCTATGTTTTCTCGCGATTGTATTACAATAACGACAAGCTTCATGTGGGGTATGCAAAAAAGCTTCAATTTCTTTTAAGCCGTAAGTAAATATATCAATACTTATATCGTCTATATTGTAATCTATTTGTTTATTAAATTTATTGCAAAAATAATCAATATTAGCCATTATACAACATTGATAAATGCGCCCATTTTTAAAAAAATACCAATTGCCTTGCACTAAATCGCAATTATTAAAAGCAACTTCTTTATTTTGATTACCATTTAAATCTAAACAGATATTATACATTATATTTTTCCCATGAAAATAATGTGTTTTAAATCTATTTATTGCTTCTTGATTTAGTTTTAACCCGTAATCACTAATACATAAAGAAATATTGTTATCATTTAATATTTGTACTGATTCATCTGAAAGTTTAGAAATTAATATCCCATTACTTACTAATACAATATTTGACTGAGGAAATAAATCTCTTGTTATTGTGCAAAACTATACAACTTCTGGGTGGAGAAGTGGTTCTCCGCCCATAAGTCTAATTATATTAATATTTTTGTTGGTTATTTTACTGAGCTATTCCATTTCTTTTTTAAAATCATTAAGTGATTTAAATTCTGGCTAAGCAAGGCCACTAAAATGTGAACAGCCTTTGCAATTTAAGTTGCAGTGATCTACTAGATGTGTTTCTATATAATTAATCATACTAATGAGACTCCAATTACATAATTATTAGTTAACTTAATAAGTTTTATTCCTTGCGCGCCACGTGACAGTAAAGGGATGTCATTATACTTAATTCTAATCTGAGTTGTATTTGAATTTATTAATATATCTGCTTGTGAAGTAATTGGTATAAAATCACACATATTATTTGCTTTTTGAATTTTTACACCTTTTGTATTTGTATTGGTTATATTAAATTCATTAATACTGGTGCTTTTTCCATAGCCATCTGTAGCAATACTAAAGATACAAGTTGTGTTTTGTGGAATAGCTCGCGCGCTAACAACATAATCTTCATTACTTAGTTTAATACCAATAATACCACGAGTTACACGACCAATTGGTCTAATTGATGTTGTATCTACAATAATAAATTGCCCATTACGAGACATAATACCAAGCCGTTCATTTTCCATAATAAGAATAGATACAATTTCATCATTATTATCTAATTTAATAGCAGATGCACCGATGTTACGCTTTAGATTATATTCATTTAACTTGCTTTTTTTAATAAGCCCATTTTTTGTAACAAATGTAATGAATTTGTTTATATTTTTTGGATTTAATGACACAGCCGTAGTAAAATTTTCATTTTCTATAGTGAAGAAATTAGATAAGTATTGTTTTTCTCCAATAATAAATTCGCCTATTTTTAAATGATAGTAGTTGCCTTTATTGGTAAAGAAAAGAATTGTTTCTGTATTTTCTCCAATTATGTTATCTATAATAAATTCGTCTTTATCAAGTTTAAATTTTGTTCCGATTCCATTGCGGCGCTGTGAATAAAGAGATGAAGTTTCCGTAACAAAAATCGCACCCTTATTAGTAACAGATAATGATAACTGTTTACGCTCAGTAGGTTCATCTGATTCATTTTCTATATCAAGAATCTGAGTGCGGCGCGCATCTCCAAATTTTTCAGCTACTTCGCGCCAACCTTTTATAAGCTCATTATTAAAAAGTTCTTCACTATTGAGAATGGATTCTATATGAGTTATTTCTTT